ACGATCGGATTGAGATCCGGGCCGATGAAGTGGTGATCGTTCCCGAGGTTCATCGTGTCGCCCAGGGCTGGGGATCCGGCGGTCCCGGCGAGGTCGTCGAAGGTCTGGACCTCGACGCGGACGTAGCGGATCTGATTCGATTCGCCGAAGTTCGCGCCCTTCGTCTCCGCCGTGACGTTCTCGATGATCCAGCCGTTGAGGACCTGGGTCTGGATGTTCGAGATGACGATGTAGGAGAGGCCGCGATAGGCCGGGAGCGGAGACATCCTCGAGGCGAGGAACGTCGAGACGGGCTGGGTCTCGCTTCCCTTGTGGAGGCGGATCCGGCCCTGGAAGCCGCCGCCCTGGTCCGGACCGCCGAAGAGGTCGTCGCGATTTACGTCGACGAAGTCCTGGGGGATCCCGCCGGCGTCGGCGACATGGTCGAAGACGCGCTCGTCGCCGATCCAGATCCCGGTGATCCCGACGCTCTCGCCCTTGAATAGAGCGTATTGCATGGCGAGTTCGTAGGTGTAGCCGATGACCTCCTCGCGCTTGAAGACGATCCCGGTCGTGACGGTCCGCTCGACCGCGGTGAAGTCGCCATACCAGATACAGTTCGGGGCGTCGCATCTGACCGTCCCGCCGGTGATGATCGGGACGGCCCGGCCCTCGGTCGCGGTCGGGATGTTGAAGTCGCCGATCCCGCTCGGGGTCTGGGAGGGGAGCCTCTCGCGGAAGTAGTCCGTGAGGAGGAACGAGACGACCCACATGATGAGTTGGGGCCAGATCATCTATTGAACCCCGGCGAACGGCGTCGGCGACTTCCTGGATCCCTTCGGGAGCTCGGTGTTCGCCGGGTCGATGACTGGGACGTAGGCGTAGCCCTGGAAGTTGATCGCGTTGTTGAACTTACGCTGGCAGACGTCGAGCGTGAGTCGGCAGCCGGCGTACACGCTCGCGCCCTGGCCGGCGGTGAAGTTCCGGAACGGGATCGGGATCCGGACCGTGTCGGGATCTCCGCCGACGTTGCCCTCGATGATGTCGCGGACCTCGCCGGCGCCGGTCTTGATGTAGCCGCCCTGGAAGTAGGTGTCGAGCTCGCCGGCGGTCAAGGATCCCGGCGGGCCGCCCTGGCCGGCGTCGATCGTGACGGCCTCGAGGCGTAGGCCCGAGAACGTGATCTCGAGGGCGTCCGGGGAGATCGAGGTCGCGGTCGCGACGAACTTCCAGTCGTCGCTCGTGAGGTTGCACCCGGGCGACTCGAAGAGGAAGGCGTTGCACTGGGCCGAGAAGGTGTCGCGCGGCGTTGTCTCGGCTCCCTTCGTGATCGGTTCCATGAGGAGCTCGACGTCGTCGCCCGAATACTGGAGCGCGACGATCTGGCCCTTCCAGGCGATCTGTATCTGTTCGGCCGGGTCGTCCGCGTGGAATCGCTGGATCGTGACCGAGGTGACGTTCGAGGTGAGCCGGCCCTGGTAGAGAACCGCGACCGGCCAGTCGTTCGGCGCGGTCATCCGGACGTTGTTGTCGTCCTGATCCTTCGACTGGGACCACGGGCTCCGCGTGTAGGTGAGCGGCTCGTAGACGACCGCGCCGATCTGGATCGGCTGGGTCGTGTTGCAGTAGTTGAAGTTCTCGAAGCCGTTCGAGAAGGTGAGGAGCTCGACGGGTGATCCGTCCCCGGTTTCGTAGGCGTCGAACGTCATGTCGTGATTACTCCGGAGGCTTGGAAGCGGAGCTCGGACTGACCGAGGCGCAAGTGGCGGAAGGTTGCCGAGTCGCCCTCTAGTCTAACCTGATAGAGCCAGGAGATCTTCACGTCGGCGATCGGGACGGTCCCGGTCCCCGGGATGACCGAGTCGAGCGTGACGGTCTCGGTCGGGCCGGCGTCGATGACGACCGTGATCCGCCGATAGTAGACGACGCCCTGGACGACGATCTTGAGATCCCGACGAGGAGCCAGGAGCGGGACCTCGGTGAGGCCGACGTTGACGACCGACATCGTGTTCCCGCCCAGGGAGAAGTCGACGCCCAGAACGAGATCCTCGAAGTCGGTCGGGATGTAGAACGCGCCCCAGGATCCGCGGATGAAGTAGAGGAACTGGCGCCAGGCGAACTGGTCGGCCAGGCTCTCGCAATGAATCAGAACCGGGAGCCGCGGGCGCGCGAGGGGTTCGGTCCGCCGAACCGCGATGTCGCCGGTCCTGGAGTCGAGGACGTCCAGGCGTTGCGCGATCTGGCCGCCGCGTTGCGAGCCATCGAAGAACGCCGGGTCGATGATGATCGGGAGGCCGTCGATATGATGGACGGCGAAGTAGGCCATGTTGAGCGCCGCGATGTCCCGGTACTCGATGACATTGAAGGAGAGCGTGATGTCCTCGGCGTTGATCGGGAAGGTGTTCGTCGAGGCCGTCGCTCGGAGGAAGCCGTACTTGACCGGCATCCCTTGAGATCCGAGCGGGAGCTCGATCCCGATCGCGCTCTCGAGGGTGATCGCCGTCGGCGTGAAGGAGAGGACCGTGATCGCTTCCGAGGCGACGCCCGCCGGCGTGACGAAGGAGACCTCCTGGGACGTTGAGATCTCCATGTCGAGGGTTGAGATCTGGATGACCGTGTCGAGGGCGGTCGCGGCCTGGGTGATCTCGCGGGCCTCGAACCAGAGCTGGATCCCGACGCGAAGGAACCCGGCGGCGTTGATGACGTTGAGCTGGCGGGTCCTCTCGACCTGGTTGGTGAACCGTTGGACGAGATTGATCTCGGAGCGCGGGAGCTGGCGGATCTCCATGACTTGCTCGGTCCCGTTGATGGAGATCATCCGGTCGGTGAGCCAGCTCATCTTCTCGGAGATCGGCTTCTGGGGGATCGTGTCGAAGATGATGAGCCGGCGGCCGGTGAAGCGGACGACGATGACGACGCCGTTGACCGTGAAGAGGACGTCGTCGTTGACGACCGGGTCGCCCGTCGTCGTGATCTGGAAGGTGACGATGACGGACGAGTAGGCCTCGATCGTAATCGGAAGACCTGGCGAGAGGACCGAGAGGCCGGGGATCGCCGAGACGTCGATCGCGGTGACATCTACGGCGAAGCGTTGCGTGTTGTGGAGCGTGACCTCGCGCTCCTTCGTTGCGGTGATGTTGCCGAACACGACCGGGACGGGCGAGATCCAGGTCGTCCCGACATACCAGGCCTCGAAAGTCGAGCCGGTTCCCGGGGCCGAGAGCGTCTCGAGCTCGATGACGATCCCGCGGAGCTTCGTGATCCCAGCGCCGAGGCCGATCGTGACGAGCGTCCCCTGGATAGGTCCGGTCGGAAGGACCGGGAACTGGGGATTCCCTGGAGAGTATTCCAGGACCCCGAACGTGAAGGCGCCCTTGTTCGCCATGACTAGGTCGCGTTCGCCGTGATCTTCTTGTAGGCGAGGCCCTCGTAGCCCGTGTAGCCCTCGTTCGAGAGCGTGTTCTGTGAGTCCTTGTTGGTCATCGGGAAGACGATGTAGGTGTCAGAGCCGACGAGAATCTCTTGTTCGGCGTCGAGGTTCTTCATGTTGATCCGGAAGAGGTCGGGGACCTGGGCGACCGGGGCCATCCGTCGGTCGCTCTCGAAGTCGACCGTGACGCCGATGAGGATCGGGATGAGCGGGTTCGAGTTCGCCGTGAAGGTCGGCTCGCAAGCGAAGAGACTCGTCCCCAGGCCGTCGCAATAGCCCGAGCAATTCGCGACGCCGTAGAGGACCGCGTCCGACGTGTTGTTCACGTCGCCGATCGGCTTCTCGGTCGTCGTGAGGGAGCTCATGTTCCCGAACGTCGTCCCGTTGCGGCTTCCCGAGTCGGCGTTCCCCTGGATCGAGAGGTTGTGATACCAGTCATATCCGAGCGCGCCGACGCCCGGGATGTAGAGGTTGAGCCCGCGGTTCCGGAGGTTCTCGCCCGAGAATTGCAAGTTGTTCGAGTTCCGAGCCTGGAAGGGATAACGGTGTTGTGAGCTGTAGGGATGATGTTCGGCGTTCGCCGTGTTCGACCCGCCGAAGAGTTGCTGGCCCGCCAGGTTGTCCGGGGCGAGATAGGCGACAGTGTGAGCCGTAACATAGAACGACTCGGGATCGAGGTCCGGGTGGAACGGCTTCAAAAGGCCGACGTGGAAGTGGCGATACTGGCGCGAGTTGACCTTGAGGACGACGTGGAGATATTCGGCCGTCGCTCCGCCGAAGAGCCAGTAGGAGTCGTAAGGGCCGACGACCGTGTTGAGGAGCTGGCAGCCGAGGCCGAAGAAGGAGGTCACGGGGTCGGCGTAGGGCTGGGAGGCGTTCGGCGGGTAGTTCATCGGGTTCCCGGGCTGGTCGTAGATCTCCTGGGCCGTGTTGATCCCGTTCCCCGTGAAGATGAAGAGCGTCTTCGCGGTCGTCCCCGCCATCCAATAGGGAGCCGCCTCGTTGCCGACGGTCCCGCGCGAGTACATGAAGTTCCAGTTCGGGAACGCGCCGTTCCCCTCGACTGGCGTCTGGCGGAGCCACTCGAGCCCGCCGGCGACCTTCGTGTCGGTGACGAACGGGTTGACGATGTCGTTCATGAAGTCGGCCATGTCGTCGTCGCCAGGCTCGAAGCCTCCGGTGTCTGTTCTAAATGGCATTGTCAGAGTTTCTCCATCGCGACCCAGCGCCAAATATCGGCGGTGTTCGTGTCGTTAAATGTTAAGTAGCGGCGGCCGTCGAACGTGATGAGCTCGTCGAAGGCGGCGAGGCCGCGGCCGTGAACTTGCGAGTAGCCGTCGATGAGGCCGATGACCTCGGCGTCGCCGGGGAAGTTCTCGACGATAAAACACGACCCGGGGAAGGCGAGCGTGTTCCCAGGCCCGAGGGGCGCTGGCGCTTGCGGGAAGAGCGTCGAGGCCGCGTTCTGGAACCACTGGGGGTCGGACATTGCGCCGGCGCCGACGTTCGGGTTGAGGTTGAACGGGTTCGTCGAGTTCGCCGGCAAGAGGGACCCGGCCGGGACTGGCGCGTAGTTGAACGAGAACTGGACGCCGTTCCCGGAGGCCGAGATCGGCCAGAGCTGCGACTGGCCGCTGGCCCCGTTGTTGTTGTCGAGCGCGATCCCGTACCAGGCCGGGCTCGAGTTGTCCCTGTATTGGACCTGGCCCGAGGCGGCGTTGAGGTTGACGATCCCCGAGTTCGTCGTCGAGCGGATCGTGTTGAACGCCTGGATCGTTGTCGACTGGCCGAAGACGATCGCCGGGAAGGGATAGTTGAGGTCCGAGTTCGTGAACGGGATGAAGAGGCCCATCCCGCCGTACTGCTTAAAGGTCCCGTCCGAGACCATGAAGTTGACGCGCCGCTCGGTGACGGAGATGTAGATGATCGGATTCGTCGACGGACACGACAAGAAGACCAGGTTCGACGGCGGCGCTCCCGGCTGGGTGAGGAAGGTCGTCCCGTTGTCGAACGAGGTACACGTCAAGAGTTGGAAGCCGTCGTTCGCGCCGGAGAGGATCGGCGTCATCCCGATCGTCGGGGCGTTCGTCGCCTTTACGCTCGACGCGATCCACTCGTAGTCGGTGAGGAGGTCGACGAAGGTCGTCCGGTCTTCGGTCCACTGGGCCGCCTGGGTCGTGAGGTTGACCTGGAGGAGATCGTCGCCGATCCCCGAGGCGTTCGTTGTCGCGACGTTCGTCACGCCGGGGAGGACCGTGTAGATCCCCGAGCTCGTGATCTTGATCGCCGTGACGTCATCGCCGGAGATCGCCGTGACGACTCCGCGGGCGACAATCGTGACGCCGTTGATCGAGACCGCGGTCCCGCCGACGATGTCGAAGGTCTCGCCGACGACATAGCCCGAGCCGTTGTTCGCGCCGACCGAATCCAGCGAGAGGACGTTCGGGTTCTTGACCATTGCGCGGATTGTTTCCGAGGCGACGATCCGGCCGTCCGCCGTGATCCCGTCCGCGATGAGAGCTTGTTCTAGCCAGGACATCCTATACTCCTAGAGCCGCGCGGAACGCGAGCCGCTTCGATGAGATTCTATTGAGGAGGACCTTGTCGCCCTCCCCGGAATTGAACGCCCCGGTGATCTCCGAGGAGTCGATCGCGTTGACGACGGTGATGACTGGCGGGGCTTGGGCCGCCTGGTTGATGTTGACGTTCGGCGTGATCGCGCCGGCGCCCGGGGGCGTGAAGATCTCGGGACCGCGCTCGCCGACCAGGATCGGACGGCCGCCGGAGACCTGGCCGCCAGCCGCGAAGCCGCCGCCGAAGAGGCCGCCGACGAACTGGAGGAAGCCGCCGGCGCCGCCGCCTTTAGAGTCCGAGCCGAAGGACTTGAGGATCTGGAAGATCTCGGCCGCCAGAGCGTCCGCCGCGAGTTGTTGGAGGATCTTCGCGAACTTGAGCGGGAGCTCGTCGAGGCCTTCGCTCAGAGGATCCGCCAGGAAGCCGGAGAGCTCGCGCTGGGCGCTTCTCCCGATCTCCTCGAAGAACCCGGTGAGGATGTCCT